GCGCTTGCCGTCAAGTACGGCGCCTCCCGCGTTGTCGGCACCGCCGGAACGACCCCCTTCTCGTCCTCGATGGACCTGATCGTCGATGTTCGGTCGCTTCTCCGCGCCAACGGCTGCCCGATGAACGATCCGCAGTTGGTCCTCTCCGCCGCTTCCATCGGCAACCTCCAGAAGCTCGGCGCCTTCAACCTGGCCTACGCCGCCGGGTCCGACGCCGAACGCCGCTCCGGCATCGCCATGAAGCAGTACGGCTTCAACATCCGCGACTCGGCCGGCATCGTTGCCCATACCGCCGGCACCGGCTCCAGCTTCGTCATCGACGCCACTTCCAACCTGGCTATCGGCTCCACCGTGCTGACCACCTCCACCGCCGGCTCGGGCACCATCCTCGCGGGCGACGTCGTGGCCCTGCAGTCCGACACGAACAAATACGTGGTCAACGCCTCGTCCGTCGTCGCCGGCACCGCTTCGCAGTTCACCATCGGCCGCCCTGGCCTCAAGGTTACCACCGTCGCCGCCAAGACCATCACCGTCGGCAGCGCCTATACCCCTAACCTGGCATTCGAGCGCTCGGCCGTCGTCGGCATCATGCGCCCGCCGCTCATCCCGTCTAACCCGACCATTCGTCAGCTGGCTATCTCCGACGGAAACGGCCTCACCTACCTGATGCTCGAAATTGATCAGTACGGCGAGCGTTCTTGGGAAATGCACCTGGCCTGGGGCTTCAAGGTCGTCCAGGGTGAGCACGTCGCCATGATCCTCGGTTAAGGGGAGGGAGCAATGGCCGCACTTACCAGTGACCAGGGATATCGGCTCGACAAGTCCGACCCCGAGTTCGAGCGGGTTGGCTTGGGTGCCGAAGTTTCGATCCTCGGCAACTATTCGCCCGTATTCTTCCAATTCGCCGTTACCGCCGATGCCACTACGGCCCTGGCGGCCTTTACGGCCCCGTTTGCGATGCGCGTTGACTTTGTGGTAGCGAATACCACCGTCGGCGAGGCGTCGAATACGTGGACCATCGCCAAGGGGACGGACGTCATGTTTACCGCCTTGACCGCTACTTCCGACGGTCTGGTATCGTACAGCATCGCCGGAGCCACCGCCGCGACTGCCGCGAACCGCATCCTTGCGGCCGGCGACGTGGTAAAGGTGGGAGCGGCCGGCGGCTCGAATGGTGCCAACCAACGCGGCATCATTACTTTTATCGGCCATCGCGTCTAGGCGCGGGGAGTAACCAATGGAAAACCAATTAGTAATTCAGCGTACCGGGCCGTTTACCGACGGGACCGAAACGTCCCTCGGCGGCGACAACTGGGGCAATCAGCTTGTCGCCAATTTCGGCCCGAAGTATCTCGAGTGGGTTCGGCGCGGGTGGGTCTTCACGGCTCGCCCGACTGCCGCCGCCGCCCTCGTCATCTTTTCGACGGCGACCAACGCGCCGACGCTGTGGAATCCGGAAGGGTCGGGGAAACTCGTCGTCCCGCTCTTCCTCAATCTTCATTCCGTCGCCGTTGCCTCGGCCGTGCATACCGGCGTCCTGATCGGCCTGAAAACCGCTTGCGGATCGACCGCCGCCACCGGCGCTCCGTTCCCGACCTTCACCAACAAAGCGCCGACCAACAACTGCCCGGCTACCGGTAAAGCGGCTACTACCAAGTTTGCCGACAACGTCGTCACCTTTACCGCCATACCGACGGTATTTGCCGATCTCGGTATGTATCAGGCCGCCGCCGGACTCCCTGTTGACCCGCACTACGAGTTTAACGGCGAGTTCGCGCTGGGACCGGGCGACGCCATGACCATCATGGGCCAGGCCGCGTCGGTCAATACCTATTGGATGTCGCTGATCTTCGCCGAGCTTCCCTTGGCGGCCGGCGGCCTCGCGTAAGTAATTAGCGGGCGGGTTTGGTGGGTTTGTTCCTCCTTCCCCGCCTTACTCGCCCGCTTTTCTGGAGGCCATTATGAGCGACGAACTATCCGGCCTTCTAAAAATAGCAAAAAACGAAAACGAGAGGCTAACGCGCTTTAAGGCGGTCATATCTTCCGACCACGCTTACATCCATAGGGGTATTGCTTTTTCATTTTTGGGAAATACCGGTTCGCTAGCGGCCGGCGCAACGTATTCTATATCGTTCAAAACTCCCGCTAACAGGACTAGCCATTTTCGCCCGGTCGGATTCTACGCCACCGCAAACGCGATGGAATTACGCATAGCCGAGAAGTCAACGGTAACCGGCGGGACGGCCGGAACTCCGATAAATAGAAACCGCGTATCGCCGCAAAATCCGTTTGTGACCATCTCCATAGGCATTACGCTATCGGCCGAGGGTTCGGTTGTCGATGCCTTCTATGCCGGTACGCAGGGGGCGGGGTCAAGCGGGACTGGCGGTCTAGGCGTGCCGGCCGATGAAGAAATGGTATTATTGAGGGATGAAACGTACAGCATAAGAATAGCAAACATCGGCGCTACCACGGCGTCAACCGGGTACTTCCGGCTATTTTGGTACGAGGAGGATTAGATGGTATCGCTTGCGAACGTCAAGGCGTATCTTCGGATCAGCGATACCGACGCCACACGGGATGCGTTAATATCGATGCTGATTCCGGTTGTGTACGCGGAAATTATCGAATACTGCAATAACCAATTCATCGCCGACGATTACGACTTTACTTCCAACGCCATTTATTTCGACGTTACCGGCACGACCTACAAGGTCATCATCAATGCCGGCGGTCTGACCGCCATGGCTTACCCAACAGGCGGTACGATCATCGTTTCCGGGTCGCGCCTGAACGACGGTATCTACACCATCGCCGCTCAAGCCGACACCTACTTAACCTTGACCGAACCGGTAGTCGATGAATTGCAGTCGTCTGAAGGGTACGACGTGCGGATCGACCTTTGCAATATGCCCAAGCCTATTGAGCTAGTAGCGTCGCGCATGATTGGCTATCAGCTAGCCAATTCTAATAGCGCCGGCATCACCTCTATGAGCCTGGGCAACTATTCCGAATCGCGCAAAGTCTCGACCGGCGGATACCCCGACGAGCTATTAAATCAGCTTCGGCCATGGAAGAATATGAGAACAGGGCGCGGGACTATCCAATGGCATATCAACGAAAACCGCCTCTTGATGCCGGCCGGCGGCCCGAACATCGGAGCTGAATAGATGGGCATCGAGCGCTTCTATACGCAGTCAATCGCGGTCTATTCCTTCGCCGCCTCATCGACTTGGCCATACGATAACACGTGGAGCGCTATTACCGGCTCGCCATTTAAGGGGTCGGGCCTTCACGAACTATCCGGCGACCGGGCCAGAATGGGCGGGGCAGTAGAAGCGCGCGGCGATGGTTACTTTTGCCTACCGTCGCCCGTTGCTATCGACCGCAAGAATAAAATCAAGTGGGACGGTCGCACTTTTGAGATCGTGAATATTAAAGAATTGAACGAATTGGCCGGCCACCATCAAGAAGTCTACGTCAAGGAATCTCCCGAGGCTGGGATATGATTGGCGTAACGATCACGCCGAGCCAGATTGATTACTCGAAGATAATTACGCCGGAAACGGTGGAAAAGTTGATCGTCGGCGAATGCGTTATTCTAACCGGATTCGCTAAGGAATTGGCTCCGATCGCTACCGGTCAACTGAAGTCGTCTATTATGTGGGCAACCAATAAAGATAATGGCGGATTGAACGAAGGCGGCGGAGAGCCGACAAGCGCGTTTAATTACCTAGACAAACCGGACGGGGAAGGCGAAGGCTTTGTGGGTTCTCACCTTGAATACGCCGGAGCGGTGGAGTATGGCATAAAAGACCGACCGAACTATCCGCGGCAACCGTACCTTCGCCCGGCCATCGACTACAGCAAAAAGACGCGCGAATCAAAACGGAAAGGCGTGATAAACGCATCGATAAAAGCGGCGTATAAAAAAGGCGGGAAGTAAGTGGCCAGCACGACCATTGAGCAAGCGCTTGACGTAAAGCTCCGGGCTAACACGGCATGGCTAGCAACTTTAACCGGCGGCCTATATCCCTATTCTGCCCCGGACGGCGTGACGGAGCCATATTGCTTCTACAACGTGATATCCGATCCGACCGAGGAAGAGAGCTTCGATATTCTCGATACCGGTATCGCACGCGTACAATTCGACTTTGTTGGGGCTAAGAGCACAAAGGCAATCGCGCTAGCCGCCCGCAAGATTCTAAACCATATCGCGCCTTTCTCGGACGGCGTATCGGTTATCGGCATCGTCGCAAATGGCGTGCGGGATATCGAGCTGGCCGGAAACTCATGGCAGTTTCAATTCGATGTAATGGTGGAATATGTCCGCGCATAAACGAATCGCCCTAGTAGGCAACGGCACGACGACGAAAGTTTCGGCCGACTTCGATGGCGAAATCTGGACGACGGCGAGCGTTGCGAAGATACTGCCGCGCGTTGACCGTGTGTTTGAAGTACACCAGGAATATGACGCGAAGCGGATAAACGGCTACGGATGCCCGGTCATGATGGACGGAAAGCACTCGGATATCCTGCAATGCGAAGACTTAGGCATCGGCGGCATGGTTAAGCAATTCGGGCCGATGTTCCAGTTCTCGTATGATTACATGGCCGCTTATGCCTTCCAGCATGACTATATGGATATCACTACATATGGAATTGACTTAGCGACGGACGAGGAATATACTCGGAAGCGTCTAAGTTTTTACTATTGGGTCGGGATGCTGCGCGGGAAAGGGGCAACGGTTACGATATCGCAAGGGTCGGCGATATTTGGCCGTCGATGGGTCTATTGCCATGAACGCGATGAACTGCAAGAAATAAGCGACAGGCTATGCAAGAACGCCGACGTCAAGTTGGAGGAATGGCAGGCCAAACAGGAAGAGGCTAGGCTATCCCTAGTCTACTCGGACGGCTATAAACAATGCGCGCTCGACATTTTGCGCGCGGGGGTGTAATTAATGAGCGCTACGACTCGCTCGCTTGGATACAATTATTTGTTCAAATATTGGAGCGTTAACCCGACTTGTACGGCGTGTTCGGCCGATGCGGACGCGATCCGCTTCACGGTAGGCACCTGTACCACCATCGGCGGCGGCGATACCGTTGACTTCGGCGGCATGCGTGATATGATCGACGTAACCTCGTTTGAGGATACGATGATTAAGAACGTCGCCGGCCGGCTGTCCTATGATCCGATTAACTTCTCGGGCAACTACGATCCGGGCGACACCGCGCAGAAGGTCATGGTCGGCGACATCTTTCACGAAGGCGTCGTCGCGCAGTCGGCCGTTGTCCGCGTGTTCTCGGCGACCGATACCGTAAATAAGCGCCGCCATTCGTTCAAGGGGTACGTTACCAAGTTCGCGGTTAATTCCGGCGTTAAGAATAAGGCGACGTTCTCGATGACGATTACGCCGCTCTCTAAGATCCAGGTTTGCACCACGGCCTAGGCGCAGCGGGGCTTCGGCCCCGCTTTTCTCTATAAGGGGGATACGGTGGGA